AATCGTATGCCCCAGCCCGTCGAGCACGGAGAAGATGTAGTTCTCCGAGACCACGAGAGCGTCGGACACGATCGACATGATGACACGCGGCACACCCAGGTTGACCCAATCCGGATCGTTGATGGGGTCAGCCATCGAACGCCAGCCGTAGATACGAGCGTCGTTCGTGAACTGTCTGATGACGTTCACGCGCCCGGTGTTCAGTTGGTCACGGGTTGTTGCGTCCCACCCTGGCTGCGACAAGCCGGAAGCGAAAACCAGCCTGCCTTTGATGCCGGCAGCCGGTGTACCAGGACCGTAGATGCTGTCCGTCTGAGCCATCTTGGCTGCCACGAACGGGCTAGGAGGCACCGTCCTGATTGATCCGGTAATGACACCTGGACAGGTCAACCACGGCGCGAATGTTGCACCGTAACGGCTGAACCCATCTGATGTGACTGCCGCCAGAAGCGTTGATGAGGACGGCGAGTCAGGCAGATCGAGCACCGCGATCCTGTTGTTGGCCGCTGCATGCTGCAGAAGCTGAAGGTGCCTCGAGCTCTGCGTTGCGCCTGGGCAAGAGACCTGGCCGGGGCCTAGATCCTTACTGAACGCACTGAGGGCATTCAGCCACTGCGTGTCGGTGATGTTAGTGCGATCATCTGCGCCACCGGCCAAGTTGGCTCCGGCGGCAACGGCTGGCGGATTGGTCGAAGCTCCCAAGGTGACTCGCACGTACTCCGAGAACTGCGACCAGGCCACACCGTCGTTCTGCGTCACCAGGTCAGAGGACGTCTCGAGCGGATTGCCATTGACATCCTGTACCTGTAGACGGTAGCCGGTGCTGAGACCAGCCAGAACGGCGATCTTGATGTTGTTGTAGTAGGAACCGGGGCCAAGAGCGGTGACGACGAGAGAAACAGCAGCTCCCGTGTCGTTGAGACTCTTGGTTGCCTTCACTGCGGCTGGCCCCACAACACGACTGACCAACGCAGTCGAGCCTCCCTCGCGGAAGAAGCAGTCGAGCGCATCCCAGAGGGAAGAATACGTCACCCGACCACCAAGCTGCTGGTCCGCATCGTTCGTGTTGTGAATGACGACCGGCACCCCGACGGGGCCGGCATCGGCAAGACCGGCGACGAACCAGATGCCGGTGCCGATCGGAACCCCTCGCGGATTCGGGGTGTTCTTCACGACGACCTGCGTTCCGGGACGCAGGGCCGAGAAGATTGCCGCGAAGGCCGTGAGGATGAGTCCCCAGAACATCAGCCCTCCTTTGTCGTCGTCGTCTTCTTGCTGCTCTTGGTCTCCGAGTCAAGCGAGATGAAGACCTCTTCATCGATGAGTCTCTGGTTGTCGCTGACCTGCTCATCGGTCAGGTCAACCTCCTCGCCGACACCAACCATGCGGCCGTCGAGCAGGTCCTCGGGATGCATCCCGACATTCTTGTACGTTCCCATCACGTCTCCTTTAGGGTGACCGTTGGGATGACCTCTTCCGCCTGACCCCAATCGCTTCCCGGTTGCGTGTCAGGATCCGGCGGTGTTGTCGGGCCACCGTAGCGGTTTACCACTCCGGAGACCCAGATCTCGAAGACAACCTGCCCTGCACTGATTGTTTGATCAGCGGTGAAGGGAAAGTTGTCATCGTAGCTCTCATCGATCCAGTAGCTCCCAGCGCCGAAGCCGCCAAGATCTTGCTTCTGGACCATGATGGCACGTGCGATCGCGGTGTAGAGCCTCACGAGTCGTAGGGTTGTTGAGCGCCTATCTGCGCTGACGAAGACACCTACCGCGATACTGAATGGGGCATTGAACGATCCGTCCCCCTCTTGCTGTGGAGCTGCCCGTCCACTCAAGCCGGGGCTGACCACAACAATACTTGGTAGTTGATTGGCTGCCTCTTTGTCGATCTGATCTGATGTCAGATACGACCGAGGCAACGGCAGCGAATCCACCGGTATGTTCCTTGGGTCGGGAGCTGCCGGAGACTGGAGCTCAACCTCCCTGATGTATACCGGAAACCACTGCTGCAAAGAATTGATGACTTGGTACTCGAGCTCATCCGCAACCCTGATGTCATCGAAGAGGCTCATACTTTAGCACGCCACGCCTTGATCAGATAGTCACGAATGATCTTGCGGATCTCTGTCCGGTCTGTCTTGGTGAGTTTGACGAATGGTCGATGATACTGCGCCGTCTCCGCGTACTCAAGGAGAGAACCTACCTTGGCATAGTTGCGGCCGATCTTCATGTCCTGGAAATCAGCGCCAGGCTCGGTCATCGACCTACGCAGCGCCAGAGTAGCATGTTGAATTCTTGGGTCTAGACCTTCCCGTTGCTTACGCTCCAACCAGGACTGAGTATCGGCAGGCCATGAACCACCGCCACGACGACCCTGGCTCTCAAAGGTCAGCGCAATGATCTCCATAATCCGCGTCAGAACGGTAGCCATGGCCGGTTGTGCGAAAGACGCGGCCACCCCCATCCTCTCGAACCGCGTCTCAACCTCTCTTATGCCAAATGCTTCGAGATAGTATTGCATCACCAGGTCCGAGTGAGCCACTCTCCGTCGGTTGGAAATGACCAGGAAGGTTTGTTGCTTGTGCCGCCCACGGTGGCGCCGGTATCGCCGGTCTCAGCATTGGCGATCTGCTGCCTCAAGTTCTCTACGGTGTACTCAAACTTGTCCTTCAGCGGCTTGTACGGGCTGCGGTCTGAGTTGATCTGTTCCGGGTAGAAAGCGATCTCTACCTGCATCGCAGCACGTATGGATGTGACTGCCGCTGCATCATCCCAAAGATATTCTGGGATCTCATCACCGATGATGTCCGCTACTTCAGGCATCGTCAGCGATATAATCTGATCACACTCCGCCGCAGTAGGAGTGGTGTCAGTCGTGAAGGTTCCTTGCCGGACACCGTACTGGTTGACCGTGCGAGCGAGCAAGTGTGTGGCAACCTGCCGCACTGTAGGTCGCCATTCAGATGGCGGAGCATTGAAGATCGGATCGGTCGGTGAGGTGTCGCCGCTGGCGTCGGCAAAAGTAATTTTGTACCAGCCGTTCTGAATCGTCGCGTTCTCAGTGGTGAATGAACGCGGGATCGGATTGGAGGGATCTGTGTCAACCGGAGAAAGGGCAATCGTGTCAATCAGAACCCACGGACCGGTTTCCGTGAGACCTTCCTCGATGCGCGCTTCCGTCCAGGGCAGGCCATCATAGCGAGCCGCTGGAACGTAGTCTCCGAATGATACGATCAAACGACCCTCCCTGTTCTTGGCCCTACAATCTCACCCGCCGGAGCCCCTATGATATACCCTGCATCGGCCGTCGCAAAATCGCCAGCCTCGGTTGTGTCAGGCGGTGTAGAATCCCCAGAAAAGGAGGGAGCGACGACCACCTGCGGCAAGCATTTGGCCGCCGCTCCCACGCCTACCTGCTCAGCCGGTTGCAGCCGCCGCAAGCTTCGCCTCGAGCGCCGCTTCGACGCCCTTGCGAGGATCGTTGTCGGTTGCGATGTTCTCGGCGTCGAGAACCTTCTCGATGCTTTCCGTGTCGTCGCCGGCAAGTGCGACGGTGTCCTCGACATTGAGCCGGTTCCTCTTGATGTAGTCCGCGAGATCTTCCGCGGACATCTCCGCAGCACTGCCGCCCTCTCCTTCGGCGTCCTCGATGAGAGGCGTCGGTGAGGGAGCCTCACCGCGTGCCGCGTAGACAGCCTCGGAACCCGGACCGATGTACGTGCCGTCCTCGACGGCCTCGCGCTCCTTGTCGGTGAAGAACGCACCTAGCTCCTCTCCGCGCTGGAACGAAGCATCATCGTCGATGTCAACGACCTCGCCCATGTGGGAGATCTTCTCGACCCGCTGCTGCTGACTCGGGTCAACCGCCGACTCCTCGTTCCTGAACCAGGTGAAGAGGCGGACTTTGATCATCACTTCGGTCATCGTCACACCTCCTACGTGAGTCCGGTGAACTGGAGGACAGCGAAGACGTTGTTGGCGTACCAAAGCGGCCGAACACTGGACTGAATCCAGGTCTGCTGCTTGCCGCTCGGGTCACGCCACGTCTCCGTCGAGAGCGGAGCCTCGACCCGCATCTCACCGACCTGACCCTCTGCCAGCGCGTACGCAGTGCCGGCAGTCATGCGATTGGTCACGAAGATGTCGATGTCGTACGAGTCGAGCAAAGCACCCAGCTTGTCCCCGTAGATCCCCTCGAGATTGAACATCTCGTTCGGGTTCAGGATCCACAGGTTGTAGTCCATGTCCATCTCTTCCTGCTCGGCGATGAGATCCGCCTTGGCGAAGTCCCTCGCCGGGAAGAGTGGCCAGTTGGACCCACCGGCGTACGTGGTGTTGACGCTGCCCCACGAGACGCCGACGGCTGTGCGCGAGTTCGCGGTGACGAACGCATTCAGTGTCTGCACACCGCGCTGGTTGATCTTGCGGACGATCGTGTTGGCCAGCTGACGCATGGCCTTGCTGAACTCGGAGATGAGGTTCCTGTCACGCGCCTCATCCGTGAAGCGGAACTTACCGCCCCACTTCTCGACGATCGCGGCCTGCGGCGCACGCCTGCTGAACGCGACCTCCGGGAATTCCGAGCCCGGCTCGACGCGCTGGATATCGCGGTCTGCGTACAGATCGGGGTACACCACCACGTCGTAGATGACTGCTCCGCCGGTGACACCACCGGCTGAGGTGAACACGCGGTCGACGAAGAACCGCTGAATGGTCAGGTCGAGCACCATCGGCGTCAACACCCTAGTAGGGTTCTGGAGCGCGATGTCAATCGAGAACGTAGTTCCCGAAATAGTCGGCGGACCCAGAGGGTTGACGACCGCACCCGGATACGGCGCGGCAGCGACCGGAGCAGGACCCGTCGGCTCGAACCTGGCAACAACGAACTTGCCCGACTCGGCAAACAGGTGCTTCATGTCCTGTCGCTGAAATT